CTTTGGTCGGCGGGGAATGTCGCCTGGTTGACGTTTGATTTGTGGTCCGGTGTTTACAGTCGCGCCGTCCTCGATGCAGTCCAGCTTGGCTTTGCCGTCTGGGGCATTTACGAATGGAGGAAAAAATGAATATTGAAGAACGCGACATTGCGAGCATCCATCCATACGAGCGCAATCCGCGAATCAACGATCAGGCGGTCGACGCCATCGTGAAGAGCATTCAGCTTTACGGCTTCAACTCGCCGATTATCGTCGACGGGAACGGCGTCATCATCTGCGGGCATACCCGATACAAGGCAGCCCTGCAGATGGATATGAAAACCGTACCGGTCGTGGTCGCGGACAATCTGACGCCGGAACAGGTCAAGGCGTACCGGATTGCCGACAACAAACTCTCTGAACTTGCGACCTGGAATTACGACATGTTGATTTCGGAGATTGAATCCCTGAAGGATTCCGGTCTTGACCTGTCGCTCTTGGAATTCGAGATTGTCGACATGAACCAGCCGGAAACGCTGAAGGAGGGAAAAACGGATGCAAATGCCGTGCCGGACAAACCGGAAGATGCCGTCAGCGTTGCCGGTGAGATTTACCAGCTTGGACCTCATCGCCTGATGTGTGGCGATTCGACCAGCGGTTCCGATGTACGGCATCTGATGGACGGCGACATCGCACGTCTTTATCTCACGGACCCGCCGTACAATGTGGCTATCTCCTGTGTTGCCGGGAAAACGATTCAGAACGACGACATGTCGAGTGAATCGTTTTTGTCTTTCCTGAAATCCGTTTTTGACCGGGCTGTTGAGGTCATGGATGCAGACTGCATGGTCTATATTTTCTATGCGAGCATTGAGTTCGTGAATTTCCACCGTGCTGCTGCGGCTGCCGGTCTTGACATCAAGCAGGAGTTGTTCTGGATCAAAAAGCATTTTGTGCTTGGCAGACACGACTATCATTACAAATGCGAGCCCTGCATGTACGGTTGGAAGAAAGGCGCGCATTACTCCTGGTACGGCTCACGTCAGGCGAGCAATCTGTTTACCTACAAGAAACCGAATGTGAACAAGGATCATCCGACGCCTAAGCCGGTGGAGATGCTGGTCGACTTCATCAGGAATTCGTCGCGCCGCGGTGAGATCGTCCTTGATTCGTTCGGCGGTTCCGGCTCGACCATCATTGCCTGTGAGCAGACCGGACGAATCTGCCGGGCGATGGAGCTGGACGAGAAATATTGCGACGTCATCAGAAAACGTTACGCAGAGTTCATTCATGGAGAGGGCTGCGACTGGCAGTCTCTTACTCCGGCAATTTGAGGAGGTCTATATGCCTGTAACCGATAAAGAAAGAGCGTCATTCGAGGCGTTGCCGAAGAAAGCGGTGGTCGACATCATCCGCAAAATGGGCGCCAAGAATTATACGATGGAAGTCCTCGAACAAGACATCAAACTCGGATTTCCGCTGAATCCTGACGGCACGGTCAACATGTGGGACTATGCCGCATGGCTGTACGACTGCCGTTATCTGAAGAAGGAGGAACTATGAAAAGTTTTCTGAATTTGAGCCTTGTGGAGTTGTGCCATCTGTGGTCGACGTATAATCGCCTCGGAATCCGCATCAGACCGCGTGGTAAAATCTTCATCGATTATACCCGCTATTACCATTTCTTGAATGCTGGCGGTTATCGGAGAATCAATTTTCTCCGGTATGTTGCCCTGCTTGCCCGGTTCCGCATGATGCATTATGGCAGCAAGTGAAAACAAGCTGACTTCCTACGATCCCAAGGCCATTTGCGGGCGTTGGACGGAGGAGAATCATCTTGGCGTCGTCATTACCCTGTACCACGTCAAGACGGATTTTGATACCCACCACGATTATCTGAAAGCCGACGACAATCCGAAGAACATAAATTTTCTTCGGTATATCGCTTGGCTTGCGGAGCCGTCTCATCGTAAAAAGCCGACCGACGCTGATGCGAGTTATGAAGAGCGGAAAAACAGGGAGTATCTCCGGCAGAAGTCGATGTCGACCTCCGGGCGCGATATCGGCGATTTGCCGGAAGTCAAAAATCCGCAGATGAAGGAAATGTGCCGCGACAATTTCCGTCTGTTCTGCGAGAATTACTTTCCCCATACTTTTTCTTTGGAGTGGTCGGAAGACCACCTGAAAGTCATTGATCGAATCGAGACTTGTGTGCTTCGAGGCGGTCTGTTTGCCTTGGCGATGCCTCGCGGTTCCGGGAAAAGTTCGATGTGTGAAGTCGCCGGCATCTGGTCGCAATTGTACGGTCACCGCGAGTTCCTTGGTTTGATCGGTGCGACCGAAGGCGCAGCCATTGAGATGATGGAAAGCATCAAAACTGAACTTGAAACGAACGAATATCTCATGGATGATTTCCCGGAGGTGTGCTACCCGATCAAGTGCCTTGACGGTATCGCTAACCGTTGCGCCGGTCAGCTGTATCATGGAGAACGAACGCGCATCACATGGACGGCAAATGAGATAGTTCTTCCGACTATCGCGGGCAGTGCAGCGTCCGGGATGATTATTCGCGTCGCGGGCATCACGGGACGCGTCCGCGGCATGAAGTTCAAACGCTCGGACGGCAAAGCCATCCGTCCGTCTCTCGTCATCGTGGACGACCCTCAAACGACCGAATCCGCAGGCTCGTTGGAGCAGACGAGAAAGCGTGTGCGGATTTTGGTGTCCGACATTCTCGGTCTTGCCGGTCCCGGAAAAAAAATTGCAGGGCTGATGCCATGCACGATTATCCGTGTCGGTGACATGGCAGACCAGATTCTCGACCGTTCCAAGCATCCAGAATGGAACGGTGAGAAAACAAAAATGGTTTATGCTTTTCCGTCGAACATGACGTTGTGGGAGAAATATGCAGAAATCAGGGCAGAATGTCTGCGCGAAAAAGGCGATTTCTCGGATGCGACAGCGTTTTATAAGGAACACCGGGCCGAAATGGACGAGGGTGCGGTCGTTTCGTGGCCCGCTCGCTTCAATTACGATGAATTGTCCGCGCTGCAGCATGCCATGAATCTCAAATTGACGGATGAGATGGCGTTTCAGGCTGAATATCAAAACGAGCCGATGCCGGACGATATTCAGGAAGACAATCTTCTCTCGGTCGACGAAATCTGCCGGAAACTAAATGGCTTGAAGCGTGGCATAGTGCCGTTAAACTGCGTCCGTCTGACAATGTTCGTGGATATTCAGAAACCGTTACTGTTTTATTGCATCTGCGCCTGGAGCGACGATTTTTCCGGCTCCGTGGTCGATTATGGGGCCTGGCCCGATCAGCATCGGCTTCGTTTTTCGCTTAACGATGCGAATCCGACTATGCAGACGAAGTTTCCGAAAAGCGGTCTTGAAGGGCAGATTTACTCGTCTTTGACCGAGTTGTTCAAGGAGCAGATGTCGCGTGAGTTCCAGCGTGAGGACGGTGCAATTCTTCATATCGAACGGGCGCTGATCGATGCAAACTGGGGGCAATCGACCGATACCGTCTATCAATTCTGCCGTCAGTCTCAATATTCCGGCATCATTCTTCCCGGACACGGTCGTTATGTCGGTGCATCCTCGCGCCCGATGACCGAATACAAGAAAAAGCCTGGGGAGCGTTTGGGTTTTAACTGGTTCATGCCGGCAATTGCCGGGAAGCGGGCAATTCGGCACGTCATCTTCGACACAAACTTTTGGAAAAGTTTTGTTCATACCCGTCTGACGGTCGCGGAGGGCGATCCAGGATCATTGGCGTTATTCGGGAAAAATCCGCTCTACCATCAGTTATTCGCAGAGCATCTGAACGCTGAATACCGGGTAAAAACACAGGGCATGGGGAGAACGGTCGATGAATGGAAACTCCGGGCTTCGCATGAAGATAACCACTGGCTTGACTGTCTTGCGGGGTGTGCGGTCGCCGCCTCGATGCAAGGCTCCGCGCTTGCCGAGCAATTGAATAGCATTGTCCGGCGCGAAAAGCGTGTGCTGTCGAGCGGAAATGCCGCACCGGTTCCGTCTGGCGATTCTCCGGCTCCGGTTCCGGCTGTTCCTGTCCGTCATCAGTTAAAACTTTCCGACATTCAGAAGAGCCGTCATTAAAGTTTGGTTTAATAAGTCTGTTTTCATTAAAGGTTGAGGGGTGCAAACTTTAATAAGTCACTTGATTTCCACGGAAAGCATGTTATATTACAACAGCTACGAGGAAATCTTCGAATGAAAAGACCGATACAAAACAAAACATTATTTCTCCTTGCATCCGCGTTGTCGATGTTGCTTGGAGGAATAATTTATTTGTTGTGGCGACCTCAAACTCTCGTAATGTTCTCCTGGTGTAAAAAACTTGGCGTCTATGGTATTGTTCAACAGATGCGCGTGGCATTAGATTTCTTAAAGGATATTCTTCCTGTATGGTTCATTTATTCTCTCCCCCAGGCTCTTTGGTGTTTCAGCGGATTGTGCTGCATTCATGCAATTTGGAACAGGAAAGCCGGAGAGCGTTTCTGGATTGCGGTTGTTTTTTTGTTCTGCCTCTCCGTTGAAGTTTTGCAGATGTTTCATGTTGTTTCCGGCTCGTTCGATACCGTTGACTTATTGTTCATCATTGTGTTCTATTGTCTGTTTGAACTTTTAATCTTCCAAGGAGAAAACCATGAAAAAATCTAACATCTTTTGTCACGTCCTGTCTTTACTGGTCATTGCGGGCATGATTGTGCTTGCGTTCGGGAGTTCGGATGACACTTCATCCGGTTCATCTTCGTCCAGTTCGTCTCATTATATCGTTGCCAACAAGAAATATTACTTTAACGACACGATTATTGGGTTCAGAACGAGAGACAGCTTTGAAAAGTATTTGCAATTTATAAAACAAAAGGATAATCAGGCAGCCAGGCAATTTGAAAAAGACTGTTTGTTGACTGGTGAAGCGGAAGTATTCAAAAAGAACGATACAGTATATTGTTCGGATACCGCTTTAACGGCAAATATGGCAAAGGTCCACAAAATTGGGCAGACAAACGAGTATTGGGTCTTGATGCCGTTTCTCGAAGAAGACAAATAACACGAATTGCGGATAACTTCCGCAATATGTATAAATTTGGCGTTTTTTTATACATATCCATGCCGATATGTATAGAAAACGCCGTTTTTTTATACATGTCATTTATGTTCCACGATATGATTTTTTGCAAATTATCTGCTGACAAGACAAAATCAGCACGGATTTCTAATTAATTAGAAACTGACTAAATTAACCTCAAGCTGCAAATTTTCTGCTGACTTGCAATAATTATTTGTAAATTTGCTTGTCAGCAAAACTGTCTTTTTGGCTGCAAATTATAGATATATTTTTCATGCTGACAACAAGTTTTTTTCGAATTCCGAATTTTCGGGCAACGAGTTTGTCAGCGCCGTTTATTGTATCAATCATTGATAATCCAACAAATGCAAATTATCTGCTGACAAGACAAAAGAGCCATCTATATATAGAATCAATACTATAATATAAAAAGAAAAGATTTTTATTTTTTTTTATTTTTTTACTATACTCTTTTACCTTCGTATTCATATTTACATTATGGCGCGGGTGTGCGTGTTCGCGTATCGCGTGCGCGCAAAATAAAAATTTTCGCCCGCATTGTCAGCGCCGGTCGTCATGTGCGGTGCGCTCGCTCGTGCGTATATGCGCGTATGTAGGCGTCGCGTTTGCGTCCGGCGCGATTTTTGTGCGCCATTTCGCCGGAGCCGTCTCTATGTGCGTTTTTACGGCTCATCTCGCAGAAATCGCCGTTTCCGTTGCTTCCTTGGCGTTTTGGGAGTTTTTATCGTCTCCCTGGGCGTTTTGTTTTTGCTATTTTGAGCCATTTGAAAAAATGTGTATCAACTTCAGCAATTTTCATTAGAAAACGAAGAAAAAAATCGTGTTTTTGCTGAATTTGCTTTCTTGTTTTGGCTTACATGTGGTTCAATGTAGTAATTTTTGAGGTTAAAAATTGAGGGGTTTGGAATTATTTAGCATCATTTGGAAAATGGGGTAATTGAATGTAGAATTTTCGCGGCGCGCGGTGCGTGGCGATGTAAACTGCGAGGGGAACCATGCCTGAAACCGAAATGACCATTGAAGAGCGAATCGTCAAAAACGCCACCGAGGGCTTCAAGTCTGCCGAGCAGGACGACGGTCGTGGTGAATCATTCTCCGTTGAGGAGCAGATTAAGGCTGCCAAGTTCGCCGCTTCCGTCAAGGCATCCCAATCTTCGAAGCTGGGAATTCGCATCACAAAAATGGTCGCCGGAGGTTCTCTGTGAAAATAAAAATCGCTTCCCGCATTGCTGACCTGTTCAACCGGAAAATCGTTCCGGGGCGTGGTCGCGCCGTGCGTAGCCGGTACGATGCTGCGGGAACGAGCGTTGATTCGCAGAAACATTGGGCGTTTGCGGACGGAAGTTCCGCTGATGCAGAGGCGAATGCCGGAATCAGGCAGACGCTTCGCAATCGTGCGAGATACGAGGTCGCAAACAATTCGTATGCAAAGGGCATTGTCCTTACTATCGCCAATAACACCATCGGGACCGGTCCTCGCCTCCAATGTCTGACAGATGACGAAACCGTAAACTCAAAGGTCGAAGAGGATTTCTGCCAGTGGGCGCAGACGGTCGACCTTGCCGGAAAACTCCGTACTGTCCGTCAGGTCAGATGTGTGGACGGCGAGGCTTTCATTCTCCTGGTGCAGAATCCCAAGTTAAAAGATGCAAACGTCAGGCTTGATCTTCAGCTTGTCGAGGCTGACTGCGTGACCAGTCAGGAATACTCTGTTGATCCGCTTGATATCGACGGCATCAAGTTCGATGAATACGGAAATCCGCAGTCCTACCGTGTTTTGCTTTATCATCCTGGCGGTGACAAGAACTTCGATATCACCGATGCGAGAATCGTTCCGGCAGAGAACGTGATTCATTACTTCCGCATCGACCGTCCGGGACAGCATCGCGGGGTTCCTGAAATCACGCCGGCGCTTCCGCTGTTCGCGCAGCTCCGGCGTTTTACGCTTGCCGTTCTCGCCGCCGCGGAATCTGCCGCAGACTTCGCGGGCATTATTTATACCGATTCGCCAGCCGGTGGCGAGAGCGAGGATATTGCCGCGCTCGATCCGATTCAGCTTGAGCGGAACATGCTTTTGACCATGCCGTCCGGTTGGAAAATGGGACAGCTTGATTCGAAGCAGCCGTGTTCGACTTATGGAGAATTTAAGAACCAAATCCTGAACGAGATTGCTCGTTGTCTGAACATTCCGTTTAACCTCGCCGCGGGGAATTCGAACGGCTGTAACTACGCGAGCGGTCGCCTCGATCAGCAGATGTACCACAAAGCCATTACCGTTGAACGGGCAAACATCGTAACTCGCATTCTGAACCGCATTTTTGAGGTTTGGTACAAGGAATATGCCCTGTCGACCGGGTTTGCCTCCGAGGTTCCGTATCACACCTGGTTTTGGGATGGCTTCGAGCATGTCGATCCCTCGAAAGAGGCGAGTGCGACCGCGATTCGTCTGGGCAACCACACCACGACTTATGCGATTGAATTCGCAAAGCAGGGGCTTGACTGGGAGGACGAATTCGCGCAGATGGCGAAGGAAAAACAGCGCATGCAGGAATTGGGGCTTACGACCGAGGATGTTTCTGCTGCTTTCAATAAAAAATCGAATTCCAAATCCGAGGAGGATGAATAATGCCTGACAAACTGAATTTCATTGTCGCCAAGGCAGACGGCGAAAAGCCGGAGCATTGCAAGGTGACCGGCATCGCCTATAACGGCGGCAAGATGCGCGTCGGCTGGGGAAATCCGGTCGTTGTCGCGCTCGACGGCATCAATCTGGGCGGTGACAATATTCCGCTGCTGATGAACCATGACAACGACACGAGTTCCCGGCTCGGTGTCCTCACGGCAAAGGTCGTTGACGGCGCTCTCGTCATCGAGGGCGAGATCATTTCCGACACGGAAGATGCCAAGAACATCATCGACCAGCTGAAAGCGGGCGTTGACTGGCAGATGTCCATCGGCGCGGACGTAGACGAATACGTCATGGTCGCCGAAAACGAGAAAATGCTTGTAAACGGGCAGACGTTCGAAGGCCCGTTCACTTTGATCCAAAAGTCCACGCTTCGCGAGGTGAGTGTGGTGGCAGTCGGAGCCGATTCCGAAACCAACCTGACAATTGCGGCAAAACTCAACTTGAAACAAGGAGACGTGACTATGGCTGCAGAAAACAAAACTGTCGTTACCGCTGAAAATGCGGCGCCCGCCCAGCCGACGCCTGTCGTGGCACAGGCTGAACCTACCATCACCCATCAGGATGTCAACAACGCGGTCGAAGCCGCCCTCAAGGCAGAGCGTGAACGCGTCGCCGGAATCCGCGAAATCTGCGCCGGTGAATTCCCGGACATCGAAGCGGCCGCGATCAAGGACAATCTCACCCTCGACGCCACCCGCGAGAAGGTGCTTGTCGCCTACCGTGACAAACAGCCGAAGTCCGCGCCGAACATCGTCGTCAAGAACGACCAGACCGATTCGAAGGTGCTTGAAGCGGCTCTGTCGCTCCGCGCCGGCATCGGCGATGATGTCGTCCTGAAAGCCTACGGCGAGCAGACCATCGAAGCCGCAAGCAAGATGCGCGACATTTCCCTGCGTGAACTGTCCGTGGAATGCTGCCGCCTCGAAGGAAAGAGCATCGGTCGCAGTTTCGACGATGACAGCATCCGCGCTGCGTTCTCGACCGTCTCTCTCCCCGGCATCCTCTCCAACACGGCAAACAAGAAGCTGCTCCAGGCGTTTACCGCGCAGCCCATCATCGCCACCCGCCTCTGATCCACCGGCGACCTCAACGACTTCAAGGAATCCGAGCGTTTCCGCATGACGGACGTCGGCGACCTTCTGCCGCTCGGCCCGGACGGTGAAATCAAGGACGGCGGTCTGACCGAAGAAAAGGCCGGGAACAAACTCGAAACCTACGCAAAGGCTTTCTGCCTGACTCGTCAGATGATCATCAACGATGACCTCGGCGCGTTCATG